TACCAAAATAACCTTTTCATCTGCTTCTTTAAAAGGAGATAGAGTAAGGTTGGTTTCTGACGGAACTGGTTGGTATGTAGAAGCTTTTGTTCAGAATTATGCTGGAATAACCTTCGACAACTAAACAAACTAACTCGAGGGGAGAATAACATCTCCCCTCGGATTGGGATATTATGACGCAGAAACAATTAATAGAAACAGTCCAACAACACCATCCAGAGCTGGGAGAAACACAAATACGTATTTTCCTTAATAAAGCACTGGATGAGTTTTGCAGAAGGACGAGAGTTTTAACAACAGCCTATACATTCAGCACAGTGGCCGATCAACGCTATTATGCTCTTGACGATTCTATACTGGAAGTCCTTTCAGTTGATTTTGACGGATATGATATATATAGGCTATCGGGAAGGCCAGAGTATAGGGATTTAACATAATGGCATATAGCAGAACAAAAGATGAAGTTTACTGGATAGAGCGTGACGGTATAGCTATTGCCACGCAGAATGTGACTGGTAATAGTCCAGCCTCAGAGTTTACTGGCCCCACGGGCAGCAAGACAGTAACTATATTTGCTGTTAAGAACGATGAGAATTTTGTTGCTAGTGGTACTGGCATAACATTAACAGAATCATCAGCAATACCAGATGAATTTCATGATGCGCTTGCTCAGTATGCAATTATGAAAGGTTATGAAACTAAACCTGAAGCCATACAAATGGCTGGTTATTTTAGACAACAGTGGGAAATGTGTATACGTGAAGCTAAGAAGTATGCAAACACAGGCAGAGATGGGGCTGCAATGAATATTAAAGGATATGATTATTAATGGATGAAGTTAGCGCACATACTTCAATGTCAGATTCTGCTGAATATTTTGTAGATGCTGGTGCTAGGGTATGGGAACAGGTTACTTCAAACTGGGAAGATATTGTTATGGACTTTAGAATACCAATCGTATTTACAGAAATAACAATTTCATAATGGCAGATTTTAAAACACAAGTAGAAGACCTTATTGGCAGTGTTGGAGACGATGCTCTTATTACTCAATCACTTATAGATATAGGTGGTGAGATAATTGGAGCCCTTCCAAATGGTAAACTAATATCATCGTCTTTAGCTGTCGCTGTTTCCTCTAGTGGTTTAAGTATATCAGATAAAAAAATTTTAGCAGTAGATAAGGATGACTTACCAGTTAGAAAAATTCCAGCAAACCAGAAAGCAAGGTATAATGATACTGCTTCTATTTATGCCTCTACAGACACAAATCCAGTTTATTATATAGAAGCTGAAACAATTTATGTAAATGGCGCAGCTGGAAGTGGAGCTACAGCTGGCGTATTACATTATGTACCAAAACTTCCAACACATAATGGCAGCGCTCTTATATCAAATGGCAGCGATGCGGTTGCGAATTTTCCACTGGAAGCAGAGTATTTACTTATACTTGGTAGTTCAGCAAGGTGCTTACAAAGGTTGATGGCAGATAAATCGTCTAGCCTATCTGATCTTTCTATATCAGCAGTTGCTCCTGTAGTACCAGAATCACCAAGCTTTACAAGTCCAGATATATCATCTACTACATTAAATAATTTAGGCGTTCCTCCAATTTATACAGCGCCTACAACAACAATAAGCGGAGTAGCATGGGTAACTGAATATCCATCTCAAGCTAGTTCTATTACTACTGCTTTTACTTTATTAAAAGCTGCTGTAGATCAAGCTGAAACAGCTGCAAATAAATTTGAATCTTCTGATGAATCTATATTTGGAGATGAGGACACATTCGATACAACAGCTTCACAACTTACAAGAGTTAAAGATGCACTTAATAATGCAGAAAATTTAATAGATAATAATACCCCATCTTCCAGCTATGATGCATACGATTTATTATCATCTGAAGATTTAGAATTATTGCAAGGAAATTTAGCTATAGTACAGGCTGAACTTCAAAGAGCACGAGCTCATATAGGAGAATGGGTAGCTATTGGCGATATGAGAGTAAAAGAAGTCAACGTAGCTCTTTCTGAAGCAGCAGGATACGCAAATGAAATTCAAACTAGACTATCAGCTACTCCATTAAAAATATCAGAGTTTCAATCTAAGGTTCAGGACTCATTAAATGAATTCAATCAAGCTAATGTAGACTATCAAGCAAAACTGCAAGAAGCTATACAGCAAGCGCAACTCAGTGCAAGAGAAGCAGAACAAGAAGCGAACCTTAAACTTCAAAAAGAGCAGAGTGAATATTCTTCTAAACTACAAAAATTTCAAAATGAACTAAGTGAGTATCAGGCTAATGTATCAAAAGAGGTTCAGGAATATACTCAAAATATGTCTCAGTATCATTTGGACTACCAATGGAAGCAGGGACAGTATGGACAATTAAAAGCTGAATATATTAAAGGCTTACAAATATTAATGGGAAGATAATTATGGCTACAACACACGAAGTTAGATGGTCTGTTTCAGCTACTCCAGTTGCTAAAGAAACTGGGGACGATGGTGGTACTATGGCACATAATACAATACACGAAAATATTAGAAAATCTCTAGGTGGAAACGGTGCTAGCGCAACTGATGGAGCAATCTCTCAAGGCGGTACATTTACAGATGGAACAAGTTCTACTCCATATCTTCAATGTACTAATTCAGCAGCAGCAGCAATTGGAGATGCTACTGCTACTTTTATTTATGTAAAACATACAGGCTATGAATGGACTAGTGCAACCGTACTAGGAGATGCTACTACAGATACAATATTAATATATGCCGATTCTGAACATATTGCAACATTGCCTGCAAAATCTGCATGGATAATACCATTAGCAGGTTCATCATCAACGGTTACAACTTTTTCAGCTCAACGTGGTGGTTCTACCGATATTGCCATTGAAGCCATAGGGCTTGATTAAATTTAATAAGGAGAAATAAAATGGGTATACGAAGTTATTCAACTAGCGAAGCTAACAATATACAGTTAGGACAGGCTGGATATGACTATGTTACTAACGCTACAGTTAATTCTGATACTTATGTAGCGATAACAGCATTAGATGCTTGTACAGTTACAGCTGTTTCATCAGATACAGATGTATGGGACAGTTTAAGCACGATTGAAGTACCTGCGGGTTGTACTATTTATGGCAGATGGAGTTCTGTTACAATAGGTAGTGGCGATTTCGCTATAGTATATCGGGGTTAAACAAAATATATAAGGTTTTATTATGGCAACTTTAACAGGTCAATCCATTGCATCCTCATATGAGCAGTTATTACATATTGACAATGATGGCGGTGGCGATGGCACTACACACGTATCAGTAAAAGACGGAGATAATGGAACTACCTTTAGTTTCACTATTGCTACCGATGCATTAATGATGACTAGTACCAATCGCCTAGAATTTGGCGATACTGGTACATATATCTATCAATCAGCTGATGGAGTTTTAGATTTAGTTTCTGATACAGAAATTGAAATCAATGCAACTACTATAGATATCAATGGTGCAGTTGCTTTTGATGGAGCATTAACAGGAATTACCAATATAACTTTGTCTGGCACACTGTCAGATGGTAATTATACCTTCGATACCAGTGGTAACGTAAGTGGATTAGGAACCATTAGTTCTGGAGCAATAACTACATCAGGAGCTTTAGATGCAAATTCAACTGCTAATTTTCAGGGATTAGTAACAGTTCAAACTGGTATTGTTCCAGATGCATCAGATGGTGCATATCTTGGAACATCATCTCTGGAATTTAGTGATTTATTCTTAGCAGACGCAGCTGTGATTTCATTGGGCGATGGTGGTGCTGATGTTACTTTAACTCACGTTGCAGATACAGGGATTCTTTTAAATTCTGATAATAAGATTCAATTTGGTGATTCTGGTACATTTATTCATCAATCTGCTGATGGAGTATTAACTATAACATCAGATACAACTGTCGATATTAATGGCGCGGTTGCAATGGATGGAGCAATTACTGGTGGTACGAATATTACTATATCGGGAGAATTGAATGCGGCTACATTAGATATTAGTGGTGCAATAGACGTTGCTGGTACAGCCAACTTA